TTTTCATGAAACCCATACTCACAAAGGCACTAATTTTACAAATATTTTTTATCTACAATTACCAAATTCTAATTCTAAAACCTATATAAAAAATTACGATTTGAATGTAGAGGAAGGTGAACTAATTTCATTTCCTGCTTTTATTCCGCATGGTTCAAAAATTAATTTGAGTGATAAAGATAAAATAATAATTTCTTTTAATAGCTCGATATAAATTAAAATTTATAAATCCCACAAAATCCCAGAAAGTTGCAAATTGTCGCATCTATAATCTAACACCCTAAAATGCGATTGCTCTAGAATTCAATAAAAAATATTTTTCGCCTCAAAAGTGCAAAATCAAATTTAGTATAATGTCATTATAAAAATTTTTATGAGAAATTTTTATTAGTGATAAGAAAAGTCACTTAGCTATTAAACATCGTGAATATGGTCAAGTAACAAGGAGAGCAACATGAGTGAAAAATCAGTCAGTCAAACTCTAACCAAGTTAGACTCAATGATGGCATCGTTAGATGTCAAATTTAATACCATGAAAAAATATCGAGATTGCAATTCAACATTGCCCGATGTTCTTCCATACATAACTAAAGAAGAAGCTCAACGAGCATATCGACTTTTAGTTAGAAAGTTCGGAAGAAAAACAAAAGCATATCCTCGTGGAAACATTGCTTACCAAAACTATCAATGGAAGAATGTTAAAATGAGAGTAAGAGAGGTAAGACCTTTTGGAAAAAAAGCGTTTGAAACTTTTACAAGAAGATGTTGGATCTGTTTATCCGGTGATCCGTCAACTTTACATAATGGATGGAGAAGATTAATCCATGATGTATCGCACATGGTTCATAAATGGTTAAGGCCAAACATGAACCATCATTGCTACCAACAAGCTGAACTTGAATTGGACATGATTAAGTATGTACAATTTAAAGGTTGGTTAAATGGTACTCTGAAGAAAAAGAAAATTGTTCTCTCGCCTGAGGATAAAAAGCTAAAGAAGATAAAACACTTTGAAGCTTTGGTAAAAAAGTGGGAAACAAAAAATAAAACAACTTTGACTTACTTGAAAAAGTATAAAGCAAAGTTAAAACGTTTAAATAAATAACAACAACCTTGACCATATTCACAAATTAATTAAAAGGAAAAAGATATGTCATTTGAATGGAAACACCCAAACTATTATAAAGAACTTAAAAAAATCCAAGAGAGCGAAAGTAAGAAGGAGTTGGAGAACAATGAGGACAAGGAGATGAATGAAGAATCTCAAGATCCTCAATCACAAGATTAACTCTTGTGTTGTTACAGTGATTGCAATTATTATTCCTTAGCTTCTCCCCAGGATCGTCCGAGGGCAATATCAACTTTGGAAGGTACTTTGAGACTGTCGACTGCATTTTCCATCTTTTCTTTTATTGTTTTAATTTCATTTTCATTTCCAATTGAAAAACATAATTCATCATGAATTTGTAGTAAAGGCATAAAGCCCGCTTTATAGCAATCAATCATAGCTTGTTTAGTTTGATCAGCCGCTGATCCTTGTATCAATCTATTTAAAGCTTTGTAGGTATAGGCCCTTCTGATGTTATTTCCATAAATGGCCTTAGCCTCTTCGTAGTGCATCGCTTTGTTCATTCCGAAGGTAGATGGCTCCCACATGTCAAATCGGCATTTACGGCCCTTTAACGTTCGAATAAAGCCATATTTTGAGGCACTGTTAGTCACCTCTACAGCTAATTTCTTAACAAATGGCACTCTATCATTATAAGTAATTAAAAGCCTTTCAGCAGAGTCTTTATCTATACCTAACTCTTTAGCTAATTTGGCCTTACCCATACCATAGAATAATCCAAGATTAATTGTTTTAGCTTGAGTTCTTGATATGCCTGCCATGTCAGCCACTATTTGATGAAAGTCAGCTTCCTCATTTTCATAAGCTTGAATAAATTCATCAGCCCCCGGAAATTGTTTTGCAACCGAGGCCGCGTAGTGAGCCACAAGTCTAGGCTCTTGTTGTGAATAATCAAAGCTACCCCATTGTCTTCCTTCTTCAGCTAAAAATAATCCACGAATTTTATCTCCAAACTCTTTGTTTCTTGCAGGGATTTGTTGTAAGTTCGGATTTGAATATGATAAACGCCCCGAAACAGTTCCGCCTTGATCAGATCTTAACTGATTTATTTCAGAGTGTATTCTGCCTTTATGGGTGTATCTTAAAATGGAGTCTATAAATGTTGAATGGAATTTATTTATTTCTCTTGCTTCTCTTATTAGTTGCGC